ACCGGAGAAGGATATAACAACATTCCCCTCCGGTAGTTTATATTCGCCAAGGTTAGCCATTAGAACGGAATTTCATCGTCCAGCTTTCCAGCAGCCGGAGCCTGTTGCTGACGATTGCCATCATCCTCAAACAGCTTCAGCCAGACCTCACCCTCCTTATTCGGTAAAGGCAAACCCTCAAGCTTGATGCTGATCCCCTTGTCATTCTGAAAGGCAATACCGTGACGCAGCCAAACAGGCTTATCACGACCAGGTACTTCCTTCGCTTGCACAACACTAAATCGCTTATTCATGTGTATCTCCTATACAACTTTACAGTGGGATTACGATATCGCATAGAAAACGATATTGCAATTACCGCGTCACATTATTTGTGCACGTCACAGTTTTTGTGACACTAAGCCACCAGCAAGATCCCTAATCACATTGGGAAACTTATCAGTAGGTATCAAACCAACCTGCTTACCATCATGGTAAATGCGCAGGCCATCCGGATAGACAACCCACACAGTCACACCATCATCCATAAGACCGCTTCATCCGCGTCTTAGCAGCCTTCTTAAACGCAGCGTCACTAGGCGCGCCCTTGCTACCCGGCTTCCGCATCTTCTCGCCAGAGCCTTCAGCAATCCGCTTCTTCTTAGCGTGGATGTTCGCATATAATCCTGGTTTCTTATTTGGCATTGGTAAACCCTTTCATGGTTTTCTGGAAAATAGTTTCGTGGGGGACTGTAGCTATAGTCGGCGGGGGCGGGGGGGCAGGGGGTGCCTGTTGCGATTGGGACGCCTTTTCGTCTCGCCGGGATGCCATTGATTGCCTGCGGTGCGCTGCGTGTGCCTGTGCCGCGCTGTAGGGTAGGGCCAGTATAAGCCCGAACCATTGCCGGTAAGCTTGTTAGGCTACCCATACCTATGCCGCCTCTGTTTCGTCACTGTGCGGCTCTCTCAGTAGCTCTGACGCCTGATTGGCTAGCATTGCTGCGGCTCTCTCCTCGACGTCAGGTGATATCCACCACCCTGCGCCTTTTGCCCTACTGAAAAAGTCTGCTGTGAGGCACTGAAATTCGTCCCTAAACTTAGATAGGTCCAGTTCAGCTTGCGTGTTATGTCCAGACTTAGATTGAATTGCCTGCTGTTTAAGCATTGCCTCTGCTTCGCCTAGTTGTATTTGCTGTTTAGTTGTTAGTCTTGCCTTGATGCTTTCCTCTAGTTTCAGTGATGGATCATAAACGATGCGGTTGGCTGTTGACTTCTGGCCCTTGAAGAATGGCTTGCAGTAAGTGAGGTATCCGAGCTTGCGGAGCTTCACTGCGTGGTATGAAACGCCGGTCTTGCCCAAGCCTATGTCCTGCCCGATCCTTGCGAGTGAGACAAAGGTTCTTCCCATTGTGTCAGCGTAAGAGCAGAAAGCTACCAGCACCCGCAGAGTTGATGGCGTGATCCGTGGATCTTTGATCGCCCTGATTGGTACGATTGCGAACGCTCGCAGATCTTTGGCTCTGAGTTGTTTGGGTCTCAAAACGGATAATCCTCTATCGGGTCGGTAGGCTTTTCCTTCCGGGCATATGTCTCTATGCGGTTCTCTTCGAGGCTCTGCCGGTACATCTGTATCACGTTCATCGTGACGAGGTTTTTTTCCAACAATCTGTCTGCACCTGGTCCGCTTATGTATTCATCCCCGACCGCTTCGCCGTGGTTCATGCGTCTGGCGTTGATTGCATCGCTATCCCACGCGACTGAAGTTTTCGGGCCTAGAATTGGTGGCTTGTACGCATCGGAGCATTTTTGTGCTGCTTTGACCATGTTGTAGATGGTGGGCCATGATCGGGTGCGATTGTTCTTGCGGATGTCTTTGCCCATGTTGCGGAGAATGTTGGTTAGGCCTTCCTCGTTTATGCTGCTGACAATCTCTGAATTGATATCTTCAACCATTGCAGACATTTCGGTTGCTGCTCGTTCGGGCGTATGGTTTGCGGGTACGTCATACGACTGCAATTCCTTTTGCAGCCATGCGCCGATCGCTTTCGTTCTCTGCTCGTAGTTCATTGGATCATCTTTCTATCTGTTGCCAGTGAGCCTAGAATAGCCTGCATCTGCTGGTCGCTTGTCATGTCTTGCAATGAAGGCTGTTGGATCTCATCGTCCCAGCGCTCACCATTCAACCAGGTTGCCAGGTGTGGCATGAATTTCTTGTCTTGGCTTCCCCATGCTCGGACAAAGAGTGCCAGTGAATGCTGTATCTGCTCGATGGTGGCTTTGGTCAGTGCCTTGGATAGTGCTTTGCGAGCTGTGCCTTTCCCGACTTTCTTCGGATAGATCTTCCAGAGATCATCAAAAATGGACATATCTTTAGAGGTTATATTTCCAAGGTTATTACTTACAAGGTTAAGGACTGGCAAATTCTGCACGGGGGCACTAGCAGATTTTGCCATAGCCCCTGGCAAATTTTGCCACTCTTGTTTTGTTAGCTTTAAGCGATATCCGTTGCTTGTTTTGCTGCCATTGCTGCGGGTGCGTTGCACCTTCTCGATCAATCCTACTTGATGCAATTGCTCGATGTGCATCTGTACGGCACGTTTAGACATCTCGCATTCTTCTGAAAGTGTGGTGAGGCTAGGGAAGCAAGCGCCGGTCTCACTGTTGTGATGGTCAGCGATCCAATAAAGAACAATCTTTGTGGCCGGTTTAAGACCCTTCTGCTGCATCGCAAGTGCTGTCATATAGTGAGACATCTATTCACCCCATGTAACAGTTGTTATCAGGCACGGCTCATTTCCGTACCGCTTGAATACCTTGAGGTCATAGACCTGGGCATCATCCTCAAAGACCACGCCGTTGAACGAATCTAACACGATTTTGGCGATATTATCAATATCTGGCTTGCCAGGATAGATCTCATCAGCTTCCGCTGCGGCCTTCTTTGCCTTCGTCCAGCTCTTCGGGATCTGGAATTGTGCCTTGATGACCATCTGACATGGCATTGTTGTCGGCTCTAACTGGTGCAGCACCATATAATTCGATGCAGTACCGGCCAGCCGATGCTCATATCTGCGCGTTTTCTCTGGCGTGTAGACCCGGCCTGTCCTGGTGAACCTGGGCCGACCTTTGCCGATCGGTTGACCAGGGAGCCAAATGTAAGTGCTGGTCATATCCGTTTCAGCCAGTCTGTCACATCTGATTTGTCATCGTCTTCGATCACTACGCCGACATCATCAAGGATCGCTTCCAGGCTTACAGATTGGTTCAATCCTTCCGATATCAATTCACTTGCCAAACGGCTTTGTGATATCCCCTGAGACTGCGAAGCGCTATCTAATCGGGCTTTGACACCGGCGGGAAGTCGGACCACCAAGGCTTTCTTTTCCTCTAGTTTGGTTTGATATTTCAACTTTCTTTCCTTTCTTTTCAACCACATATCAAATACTTTAAAAAAAGTTTGATTTAGTTGTTGACCCTATTGTGATATCACCTTAGTCTAATTCACAGGACAACACAACAGGAGACTAGGACAATGCAAACCATCACAACAAAATATCTCGGGCCAACAGATCATCGCGGTTCACGTTACAAGGCAACACACACCGGCAACTATACATCCGTTACACTGAGTGCCGACTATTCATTAAACGCTGAAGGCAACCACACAGCAGCCGCTATGGCCCTTGCAGAAAAGCTTGGATGGGAAGGCAACTACATGGGCGGACACACACAAGATGGCATGGTGTTTGTAAGCGATGATGGCGGTTACTGTTTCAAAGTAACTCGCAAAGTGGAGGCGGCGTGATGCAAACTCTATGGCAAACAGAAACGCATGAGGTTGATTATCACGCAGGATATCTTGTGATTGCAGAGAGCGACACGCAGAAAAGCTTTGTGGTTCAACTTCACGACAACAACGGGCACAACGTAACGTGCAAACAATTCACAGACGCAGCCAGCACACACGGCATTGACCGGGCTTGCAGCACATTCAAAAAACTAGCGGGGCGAGTACAATGACCAGACAGCAACTAATTGACGCAATGGATCAGGGCAAAACCGTACACTGGCACAACAAAGGATATATTTGCTATCGCACCGAGGGCGGCGAGTACCTCAACACATTTACCCCCACCAACAATACCATTGGCATTTTTCACCGAAACGGGATCGGCATGAACATAAAGCCAGAAGATTGTTTTATTGCAGGAGAAGAATGATGGACGATTGGAAAGAGTGGCTCAAAGATACTATCGGGGTGGTGAGCCTGTTTCTCACCTTCTACCTTTTGTTTTTCTTTGCGGGGGTTTTGTAATGGATTGGACTAACGATCAGAAGATTGAAGGGCTTAAAGAGTGCATCGAAGAAAGCAAATCTGAAATCTCATATGCCCAAAGTCGCGGCGATGACTTCATGGCCTCAGAAGCAACTCAGGTTTTGAAAATGGCAGAAGCCCAATTAAAAACCCTAACAGAAGGTGTGCAGTAATGGGAAAGGTCAAAGACATATTCCAAGACCAACGCGAGAGGGCTTCCAAGGTATGCCCTGAGTGCGATGGGGATGGCAAGGTGGTTAAGATCACTTACCGGGTCCAAAGCTTTAGTCGTGACATCGGTGAGCCATACGAAGACCCGGTTGAATGTGAAACGTGCCAGGGAGAGGGCGCAGTATTTGTGGAGGAAGACGATGAAGATCTATGAAGTAAACACCAAAAAGATGCACCACCGCCACGCAGGGGACACTGAGATGGCGGCGGCGCACCAGGTGGCCGCAAAGGTGACAGGCAGGAGATTGGATACCCTGCGAGCGCTTTCGACCCTGGGAGGAGGGTCAGGGGAGCAGATAAGCGCCTCTTTGCGACTACCTATCACTAGCATAAGACCGCGCTTAACGGAACTGCAAGAAATGGAGTTGATTGAAGACACCGGGCGGCGTCATAAAAACCAATACGGAAACGGCGAGATCATTTGGACCGTCACAAAATCAGGGGCAAAATATGTATATTAAATTCGAAGACATTCGGGACATGGCCGATCAGATCCGGTTATTGACCGGCGACGATCAGGACACCTTTCTTGACACGCTCGATGGTGAGACCGATGCGATGGACATCTTGGGCAAGCTTATCCAGGAGCGCACCGAATGCTCAATCTACGAAGGGTCAGTGAAAGAGTTAGCGGCGACATACACCGCCAGAGCAAAACGCTTGTCAGCAAAGCAAGATGCGCTCTCGATCACGATCGGACACTTGCTCGATGCAATGGGGCAAACTAAGATCCAGCACCCGTTGGCAACAGTCAGTCGGACCAAGCCGCGAAAGAAAGTTGTGGTGGTCGATCAGCACGACATTCCAAGCCAGCTAACAACAGTCACAGTCAAGCCAGACATGACCGCAATCAAAAAACAGATGGACGCAGGGGAGCTTGTGCCAGGTTGCGAATATCAGATGGGCAATTCATCTGTCACAGTGAGGATCAAATGATAAAAACTAAAGATCTTACAGAATATGAGAGATATTTAGAAAGTATCATCATAGCGCAAAAGCTTAGAATACAAAAGTATGAAACAGTTGTTGAGCTTTGCAAGCAAATAGCGGGAGATAAAAATGAGTGAACTACAAAAAGCCATGGCCGAGGTGAATGATCTCAATCGCACCCACGGCGTCACGCAGCGCGGCGGCAAGAAATACACGGAGGTTTTTGTGCGCGTCGAAGCATTCCGCAAGGCATTCGGCACAGATCATGGGATCAACACCGAGATATTGATGGATGATGGCAAGCGAGTTGTTATCAAAGCAGCGATCACTAACAGCTCCGGGATGGTTGTTGGATCTGGCATGGCCGAAGAGATCAGGGGACAGGGCAACGTCAACAAGACAAGCGCCCTGGAGAATGCAGAGACCAGCGCCATAGGCCGCGCACTAGCATCCATTGGCCTGCATGGCGGGACATATGCCAGCCTCAATGAGATCGATGCAGTGCCACGCAAAGCCGCAGCGCAAAAGCAACAGGCTCAATCTACGCAGCCGCCGCCAGCACCACCCGCCGGGGATATGCTCACACTGAAGAACCACATCGGCCAGGAGAAAGGGTCAGGAGACGCGCAGGACTTTACCGCTAATCTTATCAAGCTAATTGCAGCCTATAACAAGCTAGAGGCTGACAAAGATGGAGTCGCAATCCCTCCACGCAAGCGCATGACAATGCTGCGCGAGCTGATCGAGCAGAACCAGCAGTCAATCGACAAGCTTTCTGATGGGTTTAAAGAAGAGATCGACAATCGATATAAGAATTGCCTCAAGATCTTGGGCGCACAGTTAGGAAAAGAATGATGGAGACCTGGAAGCAAATGAAAGCGCGTCAGAAACGGGAGTTGATTGGCGTTGTTGAGGATCTGGCCGGTGAGGTAACGCAAGTAAATGCAGCACAGAAACTAGATATGTCGCAAGCTTTGCTCAGTGCCTTCTGCCGCAAGCACAGTATCACATGGGAGACAGACGGAAGGAAAAAGAAATGAATGGCAAGGATATCATCAAGTGCATCAAAGCAGCGGAGATGAAGCTGACAAAGAAAGAAACATCTGCTCTTATGTCGATACCTTACAAGAGAGTTGTTAAGATCTCGAAAGAATACGGAATAAAATTTATCGATGGAGGGCAGAGATCCGATGAACCAAGAAGGCAAGCAGGCATTGGCCCGAAGCCAACGTCAACTATCAATCATGATCGAGACCGCAAAGAAACAAAACCGGCACAACCTACAGCAGCAATTAGAGAGCCTGTTCGCATTAGGCGAGATACTTCAAAGGGCCATTACAAAAGAAAACTAAAGAAGCGGCTCCGGGATATACTTCACAGCGACCTTGATCGTAGCGTCAAGCATGAGTTGGTCTACGCAGCCAAGTGGCAAGAACATCAACGCAGCATAAAGAATAAAACTAAGGTCGGCGGTGCGCTATGAATGAAGAAGAAGTGCAGAAGAAGATTGAGATTGCAGGCGCGGTCGGCGCGCTTGCAGGCTTTGCCAGCGGTGTCGGCATTATGACCCTGGTGGCCATTATATTCTAGGAAAGATCGTGCGGGTGGCCGTGTGAATGGGCGCATTCGGTAGCACGTTGACCAACAAACAATATGTTGAACCACCCGCTCGATACTTAGATCATAAGCTCAAAGTGAGGTCCATCAATAAATGGCCTGCGACCCTGAGATCTACGCAAATCAATATAACTATTCATTGCATGTTCCATATCGCCCTCTGGGTACTGAGCAATATTCGATACAGACCAAGCTGCACCCCAGCGAATAGGCACATCGACAGCACGAGCGCCTTCCGCCATAGCGTCAGCAATCTCATCATAGAGATTAAGCTCCCAGCGGCCACCATCAATGTAAGCCATGAGATCCACAGCCAAACCATCAATGTGCTTTGACTTCATTGTCTGACTAGCACCCTTGGCAACAAGAGCTTTCTGCTCCTCGATCGTGCGCAGCCCACAGATCACAGAGAAGTCCTGCTTAGTCACATTGATTGCGTACTTTACAACAGCAGCCATACGCTCATCAACACCGGTCAGCCTATCAAGACTGCGCTTACCTAACTTGTAGCTCATTTCTTTAATCCTTTCATTGTCCGTATTCCAAACGATGCAGCGATCGAAGCATACATTGCCCATGAGAACCAGCTTGGCGCGGCTTCCAAATTCTTAAACCCTTGCTCCATGTAAGGCTGCAAACCAGGAACAAAGCTTCCTAGCACTATGAAAATAAAGCATAATGTCCAGGCTTCATCCTTCCAACTGTCACGACTAGCCTCTATTGCAGCTTGCTCCCAAGATATTTCCCCGGTCGCAATCTTCATTTTTGTTTCGGCTTCCGCTTTCTTTACAGCAGTCTTGCCATCGATATAGCTGGTCGCCAGACCCGCCACGCTGTTGAGTATGCCGATCATTTCTTGGCCTCCATTGCATTGAACCCGAAGTAAGCAGCGACAACACCAGACGCAGCAACCACATACACGGTGGCAATGTCAGCGATCAAACCCGCAGCAGTCTCTAGGCCCAGCGCAGCGGCCCCTACAATGGCGAAAGGGTACAAGAGCATTCCAAGGGCGCAGGCAGTTGTAAGGCGTCTCTGAGTGTCTCTCTTTGCGTCTGCATCGTTAAGCTCACGCCATCGGTCTTCCAGGGCAAGCTTCTGCCATTCGACTTCATCAATCTTTCCGTCTTTGTTTACGTCTGCTTTTTCAAAGGATGTCATATCTATCTCCTATCGAATTGGGTTCTTAACCAGGTCATCGAATGCTGACCAAAGATCTTCAATCTCAATCTCGTATGTATCGAGCTTGTCACCGATCCCATCTGTTACGGTTGCTGACTTCTCAACCATTGATCTCAGGTCCATCAACGTGCGTTGTTGCTCAAGGATGTTAGTCATTTGAGTGCTGATCTGCGTGAGCTGTGTGTTGAGGCCATCGACATTGTTCTGCACAAGCGTCTGCTCTATTGCCTGTATGCGTGAGGTTGCATCAAGAACTTCAGTTACAGATTCTTCTAGTCCATTGAACCTAGAAATCGCATCATAGCCATAGTAAATACCACCACTAAGCCCAGATAAAACAGGCAAAGCAGCAGCAATATACCAGCCTCTAAAGACAAACTTACCAGCTTTGATCTCAACGTCTTCCATTTACGGATTGCCATATAGATTTTGAGCATGATCGTACAACTCGTCTGCGGTTTTATTGTTTGAGGTTGTGTATTGTGTCCAGCCTGTACCTTCACCTTGGTCACCCCAAGTAATGATGTACTCGTTAGTGTCGAATACAAAATCAACAGATGTGTACTCGCCAATTACAATGTTATTGTCAGCCACATATGTATCAATGCTGTTAGTAAGAGCTGTGTTTTGACTTGCTGCAAAGAACGCGCCAGAGATCTGAGCCATACTGCTGACCGCACTTAACGCCTGATTATAGTTATCAACATGATCTTGAGTAATTGTGGTGTTTGCTAGAACTTCTTGAAGCGCCAAGCCTTCTGGTCTTGTGTCAGCTGTAGCCGCCATTTCTGACACCACAGATACAGTCATCAACGCAGCACTAGCCTCTGCCAACTCGTCAACGCTCATGCCTAACTCAAGCATTGCAGAAGCATACTCAGCATCAAACAACTCAGTCGCAGTCTCAGCCTCAGAAAAGTCCATAGCCAGCACCAGATCAACGGACGCTTGATAGTTAGCTAGCATCTCATTAGTTACGATTGCTTCATCCAAACTATTGTTAGCAATGATCTGGCCTGCGCCTGCCATGTCAGTCGCTGCGTAAGCCATCAGAGCTGCCAGCTCCACCTGTTGTTGGATCACTGTCGCTGCGTCTTGAAGGTCGCCCACTTCTGTTGTCTGTTGACCTAGTGCGCCGGAAACGCTCAGACAAAGTAGGCTTGTTACTGTTACTCGTTTGAACATCGGGAAGCTCCTTTATGTCCATGCGTAAAAACTTATCCCAGAAAACTTTATCTTGCAAATACCCCACAACGTAGGTCTCTGGGTCTGCTCTCATAGACTCGTAAGCATCACGGCCTGTAAGTATCCTTGCATTTGTTACGCTGTAGATAGGGCAAGGCGTAGAAGATAAAGCCATAGCTTTAAACACATGAGGCGCTGCGCACATGATTGACAGCCCAGATATCTGAAGACCTAAGCCATGTGGTTGCGGTTGACCCATGAGCCTAGCATCCTTGCGCCTATTACATTCTGGATCTTGTTCCATGTTGCCTTGAGCAATGCCAAACAAGCTGACCTGTATGCCGCTAGTCTTTGGCATGAGACAAGAGTCAGTGCCACCCGCGCCCATGACAGTCGGCGCAGCCGCAGTTGGTGGGGGCTGTGAACCCGGTGAGCTACCCGGCCCATTGTATGTATTTTGATAGGTCTCGTTGGTGTTGTTGCTTTCAACGGAGCTGTTGTTGTTGCCAGTGTTGCTATTGAAGTCACCCTCAACGCTCCCATCTTGGGCATAGCATAGAGACCCTAGCCAAATCAGGGATATGGCAACGCATCTGACTCGCATTCCACCTCCAAAACATTTCTGAGGTCAGTGTTATCACACATAACGCGAAGGCCAGCGTCAGGAAACCCCATTGCAGCCAAGGTCTCTGCGTTCTTCCTTGCCTCACAGCTTGTTTCGCTCATGCAAACAGAGGGTAGCGAGATAGGAGTTGGCATTTTTATCTCTGCGCAGCCAGCTAGAAAGATGGGGATCGTAAGCCATCTCATCCCATCTTCGTCAGGACTGCAAGCAAGAGTGCAATGATAGAACCTGTGGTTGCAATCATGATACCTTCCATGCGCTTAACGCGGCTGAACAGATCTTTGAATTGGATCTTAACTTCAGTCTTAATAGCGATGATTTCTTTCTCAAGGCTATCAATGCGATCATGCGCAGATGCTATTGTACGTTTGTTCATTACCATTCTCTACTCTGGTTTAGTGGGCCATATAATGTCGGTTGGAAAGTCAGACTGATCTGTGATGTCACGGAGGGCCTGACGGTATGCTGTCTGCTCTGCGGCCACCGACGAGGCTTGATTTACTCCTAGGACACCTTCGAGCTTACTGCGAATACCAAGACCATCAAGGTTCTGTGCAAAAGATGGGGACCACCACAAGTTACTCAAGTGTAGGTAGTCCATAGAAGCCTGACCACTATCCATTATTGTTTGCGGTGCTGATCCAAATGCGCCTGCGGGGTAAGCGTGTTTTATCATGTCACAAAAAGCAGGGTCATACTTACCACTTTCCATGCAAAGCTCCCCACGTTCTTTTGCATAATCCCAGAAGGGTGTGTTGTATTTAGACCCAGCAAAGTAGTGCATCATGATTATGCGTTCTACGTTTCTTACCAAACCTACATATTCCATGTTGGCCTGTTCTACAGGCACAAGACCCTGAAGGTAGTTAATTGCGTTGTCTATAACAGTGCTGGCCATACCAAAAGACATAGCTTCCAGAGGCTCTAAGAAGAATGACGCATTACCATTGCTCGCTACTCTATCCGTAAAGTTACGGTTCTTTGAGTAGTTGTTGAAGCCAAACGAGTTAGTCTCTTCGCTTGGGGTCAAATCAAAGTCACTAAAGATTGCCTTGACGTCTTCTTTTACTTCTTCAAGGGTGTTGATGTCACTGTTATACAGATACCCAATGGAACATCTGTTTTGGAGGGGTATTCCAAAGACCCAACCATATGGGCGAGCAATTGTAAGCGTGTGAGAAAACTTGGGAGCGTCCCAGTAACACTGGTTAACGTGAACAGCGTTGACAGGGATGTAAGCAGACTGCGAGTGCTTACTGTAATCCTTGGGGCGACCAGAACAGTCAATGATGTAATCAGCATCAATGTCATCTGGTTTTACATTATGTTCAAACAAGTCAACATGATCTTTTAGTCTTCCATACACGTAGTCCTGCATCTTGTTTGCGTTAAAGTGCAAGGCCACTGTTGGTGAGGGAAACTCATGGAGAAACTCTTCTTCAGTGGCAGACCAACCCCGCTTGAAGATACCCGTTTTTACGTAGCCATCCACAAGATCAAAGTCTTTGGGACCAAACCCTAGGGTTCGATGCAGAAGGGAAGGGAGCACGAGAGTTGTCCCCTCGCCTACCGCCTGCGGTTTAATGTTAGGATCGTAGTGCCACTCAACTTTTGCTTCTGGAAAGCTAAGTTTCATTTGCACCGCCGACATGCACCCAACAGTTCCACGACCTATGACCGCGTACTTCTTCACGACATGTCCAAAACAGAAGGAAGCGTTGGCCAGACCACAGAAGTTGGGAACGTAGCTTGAGCCGTAATATCCAACAAATCTGTTCGGTACTGTGTGACTTCCGTTTGTTCATCAGAAGTTAACCCACTCCATCGCATAGGATTTGAAACCACAGGGTCAACAAACGCCCGTAATTGGCTGGCTCTTAAAAGCCTAATTTCAGCAGCGTTAGCAGCATCTATTTCCGCCTGAGTGGGGGGTGTTGGGGCAATGTATGCCCCAATCGCACCGTCTGCCTGCATCTGGGCAAGCAGTACAGTGTTGTCGATAGTCATGTCGGCGTCATTTACATCTAGGGTATACGGCGTCCAACCTTCATACTCAGGCAGATTAAGAAAGCAGTCAATACGATTGCCTGTGTCGTCAATATAAACCGCGTCTTTGTAAACATATGTCATTAAGAGTACCTCACCCAAAGACCGGGAAATGATGGACCCCAGTTTGCACTAGCTTCAGGCGGGTTTCTCATTGCTGGAGTCATTAACCGCCAACTTCCCGAATAAGTCTGGTCACTTTGTAGGGAGGTATTGCTCGCAAAGCTGTTGTTCTGACTAGCAGTCAGACCTGTCGTACCAGAGGTAGAGGTTGTTTGGTTTGTAATAGCTACCGCTCCCCCCTCTATGCCACGGGATTCTAAATTGCTACCTGCGGTAGTCCTACCCTCTTTATAGCCTACCCCTTGAGTATTTGATTGCGAAGTGTCATGTGCAACGGTGTACGTTCCCACTCCGTTGACGGCTGTACTAGCTCCAGTGGAAATATCTCCGCTTCCAAGAATGGAATTACCACCTACCGTCTTTAAACCGCCTACATTCTGTAAGTTTCTGCTGTCATCAATAACGGTTGTACCGCTTACTTGAATAGCCATCTTCGTGTCCTTCCACTATTAGCTGTTAAGTTGTGCTTTAAGTTCATCAATCTGAACCTGTTGTTCTTTGATTGCTTCGATAAGCACAGCGACCATGTTGCTATACTTGACCGACTTGATGCCTTCGTCATTGGTGCTGACTACATCCGGCAGTACAGCTTCTACTTCCTGAGCAATGACACCTATCTCTGAGCCGCCGTTCTCTAGCCAATCGAATGAGACACCACGCATTGCTTTCACTGCATCCAGTGAGCCTGTGAGCGTCTCTACGTTGGTCTTGAGTGTGGCGTCTGAAGTGGTGTTGAAATTGGTTGCAGTCGCATCACCTGTGACTGTAATTCCGCTGCTATTTGTTGAGAGACGGGCGATATTATCGTAGTAAAGGTCTACTGAGCCATTGTCATTAAAAACAGCAAAGGTCTCGTTATTACCAACGTCTGTAAATTTAACGAAACTATCTGACTGCACGAAAAGTGGACCTTCATCATTTCTAATGATTGAGTCGTTCCCAGCTACTTCTAGGTCTAATTTTGAGCTTACTGTGATTCCGCTGGCGGTGGTTTGGAGTTTTTGGGTTCCATTATGATAAAGATAGAGCGAGCCACCTTCTATCCCATAAAGAAACGCAGCGTTGGTATCTGCCGCTCCTACTACCTCAAAATTACCCGCACTTATTTTTAAGTTACCAGTGCCTGTATCTTTTATCCAACTATGACTCGCATCGTGATAAATCTGTAGGTCATCAGATGCCCCAAATGTAGCTTTCTGACTATCACCTAAAGCAATCCCGTCTGTGGTAATTTCACCAGTGATGTCTACACCTGTGCTAGTAGTTTGAAATTTTTGGACATTATCATGCCTAAGTGATACTGATCCATCGGTTGTAAATACAGCTTTAGTTTCACTTCTAATTGCATTTTGAATGTAAAGTTGGTCTGCCGCTATAACTAAACTTCCACTACCATTTTCTGTAATATATGAGTTATTATCACTACTGCTATGATAAATCTGTAGGTCAGATCCAGCTCCGAACACAGCCTTATCATTGTCACCAAAGTTAATGTCAGCAGAGGTAGTCATGCCGTCTGTGGTAATAACACCAGTTACATCTACACCTGTGCTGGTTGTAGTCAGCTTCTCAGAATTAGCATGGCGTATGCTTACCGCCCCACCGGAGTTAGCAAGAAGATAAGTGTTCGTGCCGCCTTGGTCTTGTAACCGCAACTCAGATGCACGAACAAAAAGCCAACCGCCAGCGGAAGCATCATCAATATAGCTATGCGTTCCATCATGGTAAATCTGCAGGTCAGACCCAGCGCCGAAGATGGCTTTGTCGTTGTCACCGAAGGACAAATCACCCGTCATGCTATCGCCAGTGACTGCAACAAAGTCTGTAGCTGCGGCGGTGGCTGCTGTTCCTAAGTCACCCGGCTGTGTAGCTGAGGCAGCGAGTGCGCCTTGGGCTGCTGTGGCATAGTCAGTCGAGGCTGTAGTGGCTGCTGTTCCAAGCCCAAGGTTTGTCCTTGAGCCAGCGGCGTCAGCAACGTCCGAAAGATTGTTATTAACCAAGAGAGCGCCTGAGAGGGAAGCGTAGGCAGCAACCCACTGGCTACCCTCATAGACTTTCATAACATCGTCTGTGGTATTGAAGTAAAGCGCCCCGGAAACCAATGCGTTACCGTCATTATCTACTGTAGGATCGGACGCCTTGGCACCCAAATACCTGTCATCAAAGCTATCAAGGGCAGCAAGCGCCGCATCCTTTGCGGCTTCAGATGCCGTGGCGGAGTTTGCACTAGCCGTGGCCGATGCAGCCGCCTCGCCAGCCTTGGTTATCGCAGTGCCAGCGTCAGTGGATGCAGATGCAGCCGAGGAGGCTGCGTTGGTTTGGCTTGTCAAAGCATTAGATGCGCTTGTAGATGCAGAAGATGCACTAGCAGCGGCGTTGGTCTCAGAGGTTTCGGAATTAGTCTCTGCGGTTTCGGCAGCAGCCTGCGCAGCAACACTAGCCACGCGGGAAGTTTCACTAGCTGTGGCGCTGTTCGAGCTATTAGCGGCGCTGTTGGCAGAATTGGTTTCGCTGGTAGATGCAGCCCCCTCACTGGCTAAGGCAGCAGCAGCACTTGCAGCAGCCTCGCCAGCCTTGGTTGTTGCAATGCCAGCCTGCGTGATGGCTGTGGACGCACTTGTTGATGCGTTAGTCTCAGCGGTTTCCGCTGCCACTTTTGCGGCTTCAGAAGCAGTCTTTGCTGTTTCGCTTGCGGCCTGCGCTGTTTCGGCATTGGTCTCCGCAGTTTCAGCAGCGGCCTGGGCGGCAACAGAAGCAACCTTAGATGTTTCACTAGATGTGGCGCTGTTGGCGCTATTGGTGGCGCTGGTAGCGGCGGCGTTCTTACTCGCCAAAGCAGATGCAGCATTCGTGCTCGCGTTTTGAATGTCAGTAATATTGGTTGCGTTTGTATTGATGGATGCAATGTTTGTTGCGTTTGTGTTTACATTGGAAATATCTGTAGCAACAGTATTTACGCTTGCAATAGATGTCGCAACAGTCCCGATATCAGCACCATCAGCAGCGACAGTATTGATATTAGCCTGATTACTTGCAACAGATGTTACATTTGCGCTTATACTAGAAACAGTCGTAACGTCTGAGGATATACCAGCAACCGTGCCGATGTCAGATCCGTCCGCAGCAACAGTCGTAACGTCTGAGCTAATACCGGCAACCGTAGTTACATTGCCAGAGATACCGGAAACAGTGGTGACATTTGCGCGGATCGTGTTGACGTTTGTAATCGCGTCAGTTGCAACCGTACCATCCTGGATCTCTGCCAGCGTCTTAATATCAGCAGAGATATTTGCTAGTGAATCGACATCCCCGATCTCTGGACCTGGTTCTGGATCGCCTGTGGTTGCGTTGAAGCCAAGAACCGTCCCCTTACGAGCGTCCTTGAGTGGTAGCTCTAGGTCAGTAAACACATCGCCAGGGTTTACAAACAAGCCACGACCAAGCTTCTCGTCAAGCTGTTGGGTCATAATCACGTTACTGTCTAGCTGTTCATTCAAGCTGGAAGCGAGAAGATCACCGGCTGTAACAAAGTCTGTGGTGCGGGAAAGCTCACGGCCACCAATGATTGTAAGAACGTCTGACGCTACGAGGGCGGCTGTAAGAGTAATAGACCCTGTGCCATTTGCATTAATACTGACCGTATAATCGGTTGTCAGCGTCAACTCAGTCGTATTCTTGAAGACAGCGATATCACTATCTGTCAGGATGTTGAAAGTAAAGGCAAACGGGCCTGTTCCAGTATTACCTGTGAACTGAACGCGCCGCGTTACTGGATTGATTGCAATATCACTCATGTCGTTTTCCCGTTCCTTTGTTCACTCTATAGCAGATTTCTACTGACATTCCAATAATCCTTATCGAAACCCGCCGCCCGTCTGGACGAAGCTCGATGGTGCAGCCCAATACTTAGTGTCATTCTGATTTTCAGCCCTTCGCTCGGCCCTTTGCAGATACCCCGGATTGTTCATTTCCTGCAGCTGATACCAAACCATGTAATTCATAGCCTCTTTTGTATAGAACAAGTTTGCAAATGGCGTGTTGCTTTTAAGCAGTCTGATTGCATCGCCGCCAAAGTCTACATCTCCGCCAGTGACAACCCCTCTAGCTCTCTGGAGTAGGTCTATAGTTTCAGACACCGTTCCAATACCGGGGCCAGCCAGTGTCTCTAGTGTGCCACCGCCATACCTATTAGCCTCTCCAAATAGGAAGTCACCATATATACCCAAGCCGCCGCCCTGTAACGCCGCAGCAAGGAACGCCTCCGGTGAGGGCTCCCTCATCTCTCGGCCCTTTGCAACTTCCTTGAGCTGCATAACGTAATAACCAAGAACAGTTGTTCCGGCGACTGTGTTGATTAAACCAAGATTCGCTGCGACACCGCGCTTGAGCTGTTCGTTTAAAGACTTAGAGCCATAACCATATACCTGTCTCGCAAGAGGCTTAGTCAGAGCTGTTACTCCAAATGACTTAAACTGAGTAAGAAAGCGAATGCCCTCACCGGCTAGTGTGCCGGGACGATACCCGCGTCTAAGTATTGCCCTTTCCTTTGCACCTGGTGACGGAACTGCATTGTCAGCCTCAGAAACCAGCAGCGCAAACATATTCTCCCTAACATTCAGATCACCAATCTCACCGGGGATAAGGTAGGTCTGACCATCTGGGCCTTTCTTTGCGCCTTTTCTGGCGGCGTCCCAACCCTTTGCGTCTATGCCGTATATACCCAGAATGCGCCTTAGATCTTCTGGGATTTTATCAAAGCTTTTAGAGGCCTCACGGCCAAGATCGTTTGCGATCATTAGGGTCACACCGCGCTTGTTGCTTTCTGTCCACGGTTGCAGAAGGTTTAACTTAAAGAACTGGCCTAAAAGCTTAGAAGTCTGGCCGGGAACATCATCAGCCGCGTTAAACCGAGACATGAAGTCGCCAAGCTGTCCTTCTATTCCAACAGAAAGTCGGTCTGAAAACTCACGCATTTCACCAGCGTTCATACCTTTGAACACCGCAGTCAGACCGTCATTCCAGGCGTCCATCATAGATCTGCCCTGATACATTCTGTTTGATGCTATGAAGGCAACGTCTGACAATGCAGATATAAAAGCCCCGCCAAGCTTTGCCATAGTTTGCAACGCACGAAACCCGTGCATCCACCTGGCGATTGGCGTATGTGAACCAATGTTAATGTCACCAGTAACCTCATCAAGAGCAGCTTTGAATGTGAGTGCAGACGCTTCCCTTTTAATTCTTGCAAGCTTCTTAGGATCGTCTCTGTAATCCACTTCCATGCGCTTAATTACGCGATCAACCATAGCCTCTGGGTTCGTACCCAGCATTTCCATCAATGCCGTTGACCTAGCCGCAGAGTTGAGGTCTTGCATATACGCTTCTCTCAGAGAGGCTTTGCCAAACTTTTGATCGTAATTGTACCAATCATCAGAGCTTTTAAACGTCAGCAGCGCAGAGGCACTTTCCTTCTTTGCAAGGTTCCCAGGACCGGTAAACGCTTTGGCGATCTCTGCGCGATCCCCTTGCTTCCTGACGCCGCTAACGATTGCCGTGTAAGTCCTGTCCAGAAACTCCATCCTAGAAGCAACTATTGCAGCCTTGGCAGTCTCATCGGTCATATCCATAGATATCTTATACTCGCCGTCGAGCGTTCTATCCCAATCAATATGTTCATTTACATATTCAGACCAAGCCTGCTTCCCCTCCTTGACCATGCGTCTTTGATCGTGACTTGCTGTAACTACCCGACCTTCTTTCAATCGAATAAATGATCCAGCTATGTTTTCTCTCTTTAGAGCCGCGCGCTGATACTTAAACAGTATTTCACCAAGTTGCTTGGCTTCCTCACTTATTTTAATAACTCTCTCTGCTCCATCATCAAGCCTGTCTTTTATTTCTATAATGCCCTTGGGATCTTTTCTGTTGAGATCACCTAATACGTTTGCAACTTCTCGTTCAAAGTCGCCTTTCATATTATTAAACTGCGTTAAGAGTTTTGCCTTTTTCAGATCAGCAATAAGCCCACCAGCATACTCGCCCATCAGCGCGCCGTTTAACGCATCTACCGATCTTCCAGCGCCCTCAAAAGCCCTGCTGGTACCCACAAGAACGGCCTCAAGCCCAAGGGAGGGATCATCTGTCATTTCGTCAGCGCGACGAACCATAGCCATTATCTTTTGCTCTTTGAGAATGTTCATAAAACGATTGCGCTTTTCGATCTTAGCTGCAATCTCGGCCTCTTTGCCCATGACCAGACCGCGCTCAAAGATTGCATCCTCTGCACTCTTTAGGCCTTTCTGCGCGCCTCTGGCTTTCTTTTCATTATCTAGCTCTTTAATAATCTGTTTAAGCTGATCGTCGCTCAAACGTCCTTTATTAGCCTTGGTAATATCAACTAAGCAACTTTCCATTACGACACCGCCATACAGGCCGCAGCCTTTTTAGATAAGTCAGAATAAGCTTCTGCCTCTTCATCAATTCGTTTTAATGTTTTCATCTCTTCGATATGGTAGTCCATAAGCTCTCCACGCTCCTGAGATTGTAAAACAAGATATTCTGACGTTGCTATTTCATTATCAAGATTGCTCTCTTCCAATGAAGACCTAAACCTTTCGGCAGCCTGCGTATCAGCAAAAGGATCGCTATCGATGCCTTCTGCATACTCGGCCAGCTTTTGAGCTTTAATTTCTTTTTCCTGAGCAGCAATACGGAATGCAACGTCTCGTGCCATGTTAGACACATTTGCATAAGCGATCATTACATCAGAGCCGCTTTCAGACATTTCATCAACAGTAAGGGCGATCTCCTCCTCGGAAACATCTTTTATCCCATTGGCCTCAAGCTCCTGCCTGATCCCGGTCCGCATACTTAGCTCGGCTTCAGCTTCGCTTACGGAATTGTTAGCCTCCCGCCAAGACTCCGCAGCCTCTAAATCTTCTCTAGCAAAAACCGGATCTCCGCGTTTTGTCGCCCCGATAGCTTCCATCAAAAGGTTTGGGTCTCTAGCGTCTATGTATCCTGCCTCAAAAGCGGCCTCGGCCATATCGTCCAGGTTGCTTTCACTCGCTGGGTTGCTTTCTGATCGATAGACCATCTTGTTGGTTTTTACGTTCAAGTACCCAGAAACAGGCTTGATATCCAAGTTTCTTAGCTCACCCCGGAACGTAGGGTCATTATCGTTAATTCCGCCACGCCGCTTAATAAATGTTAGGATATCTACAGGACGGTCAGACGCCTTAACCTTTGGAATTAAGACATCCACCCTCACGCTTTGGTCAGTAATCATCTGCCGGAGAGCGGTCTCATAATTAATCTTTAAAGCTCGCTGTTGCTTCTTTAGCTTCCTAGCCTTGAACACATTAGACGCCGAAGCTTGCTCTGGAAGTTCTACAGCAGCCATCTCAGCTCTAATTTCTGTTTCTATGTCGTCAAAGTTAATGGTGTCTTTTGTGCCAATCTTTCCTAACTTTCGAGCAAAGGCAGCGGTGAGTGGGCTTAAAACACCACCCAATGCACCACCGGCTCCAACATTGAAAAGCGCTTCTGTCATGGTGTAATCAAGTTGCTGTTGCTTTGACATTCCATAGACAAATGGCTCAACCAGTATGGCGCCACCCACGCCTTCAATAGCACCCGTTCTGGCGCGGCCCAAGGTTTTTCCGTACTTTGCTACAGCCGCAGCTCTCGAACCCGGCCCCACAAACGGAACAAACATCAAACTAAATTCAAGAGGGTCCGTAGCCATTGCCAGCATACCCGCACCAAATTTAGCAATACCGGGAATGAAGCCGCTTGGACTTCTGGAAATGATCGCGTTTCTTATGACTTCTGCTTTTTTGTTGTCATACAAAAGCTGCGCTTCTGCCGGGGCCATGAACCGATCATCATCAAACTCAAGCAAGTCCCCGAACTGCTCTCTGAGCTGATCTGGGCTTTGAAGCCTTCCGGCCTGCACAGCTTGTTCATAGAAAATACTCTTCTGGGTTTCGCGCTCGGCATAGATATCTTCTAAAGCACTTCTTAATTGTTCGTACTTTACGGGGTCAGTTTCTAACGCCAGGTCTTGCTCTATAAGGCCTTGCCGCCGAATGCGCTCCCTATCCGCCTCATAGAACTGAGTGCGTTGCTCTTCCGTTATGGCCGATGTTGCCGCTGCGGTCTGCTCAAACGATTGTGCCAAAAGCTTGCGAAACATCGGAGTTTCAGAAATCTCTGTAGCTGCACGACCCAAGGTTACTCTGAGCCTGTCCGCAGTGGTTACAGCCAGCAATCTGTTTTGAGTGTTTAGCGGACGCGGTTGTAACATTAATTACTGGCCTCATTAAAATCATCGGCAAATATCTTGCCTTCTGCCGCAAAACCCTCTTCTGGGCTGACTATCGGATCAGCCTCAACTGTCGAAGGCGTAAAGTAGTCACCTGCACCGCCAGTTATTCCACCAGAAAGAACTCTACCCTCATTTTGCGCCATCCGCATTAGTCTCAAGGTTTCTCGACCACCGGAGAAGCTACTGTAAACCCGATCAACCACGGCACCTAAGTCTTCAAACTTAATTATAAAGCCGGTCGGAATCGGTGTTCCCTCATCATCATAGTGCAGCTCAAGACCGTCACCGGTGCTATTATTTACGAACTGACCATAATCCGCCAATGAAGTGAAGGCTATGGCCTCGTCTACAAAATCAGGAACAGTCACAGATCTTCGTATATCAAAGCCATAAATGTCAAACGCCGCTTTTAATGCATCGTCTTGTTTTAATAGCTGAACATTTTGTTTAACGTCCAGTTCCGAAAGGCCTATCGGAACAACGTAGGTTCCCGTTTCATCGCTGACAGTTTGTTTATAATCTGGAATAATATCATTAAGTGCGCTATTGAATGCCTCCTTAGCATCGGCACCATTCCGCATTCTCCACATTGCTACTTTTTTAACAACCTCAAGTTGCTCATTAACAATAAGTAGTCCCCCGTTGTCGCCACCTTTTAAGTAAGCCTCTTGGTACTCAACTAGCTGTGGTTCCGTTGTGATTATTTCGTTAAAATCACTTGCTGTTGTGGTGGGAATGTTCTTTTTAAGATCCTCTACGTTCATTCTGGAGACAGTAGCAAGCTCAAGCTGTATCCTGTCATCATCTTGCAAGTACATACTTCTGACATACTCGGGGGCTAATCCAGCATCGCGAAGCTCGCTAATAAACTTGTTAGCGTACTTGTCTCCTAGATTGTTTCCAATGTTAGAAAAAACTGTAGTAGCCACATCAGCGTCAACATTATCCATCATGGTAACAATGCCAGAAGCAAACCCTTTAGGCATGAGGTTTCTTTGAGCCTCGGGAACGCCGGTTTGTTCGTACTTTGTTTGGATCTGGTCAAAAACAAAAGCCAACTCTGAACTAGCAAGAGCAAAGTTTCCTGCGTTAATGCTGGTTTGAACCTCTGCTAAACTTTCACTTATTTCTTTATTTGTTGATATTACATACTTTGCAGCGTCATTTTCGAGAGCCGTTGTCTTATCAACCAAAGCTTGTCGAAAAGTCTCCATTCTTCCAATCGCAACTTTAGCATCATCAGATGTTTTAATCTCTTCGTTTAACTGGCTTAATACAGAAAGAGCATCTTCTGCGGTCATGTCACTAAGCGAGCCAACATTGTTGACAAGATCCATAGTGCTTTCCCAAGAGTCAATTACCTTCTGGCCCTCTTCCTCACCGAACAAACCAAAAATCTTATCTTCGTCTAAAGCAAAATCAGGAGACGGTGCGCCGGTTTGCATGGCAATGGTTGCATTATTGTTAATGTAATCAACAGTTTCTCTTTGCCCTGTGGCTATCTCGCTTGCAAGGTTTGCTTCAAGCCTGTTTACGAAATTTAAATTCTCGGAATAAGAAACTCCAGGCAGAGGTTTCTCCTTATACTTTTCAAGCAAGAACCTTTTTTCATTTATGCCAGCCGCTTCGTTAAATTGATAAATCCTGTTTTCTTTAATTGCTACTTTAAGCGTTGATGTAGCCACTTTATTAGCAGTCTTCTGGCCAACTCCAAGATCAATTTGAGCCTGCACAAGCTCGGTAACGGCAGCTTCAATGCCGCTCTCTGTGGAACCAATTCCAGGTGCAGTTGCCCCATCTACAATCGCTTTCGATCTTGTCGAAACAGTGTCGTTGACGCGCTGCGCCATAGCCGCCTTAGCTTTTCTGAAGGCTATTTCAGAATACCTATTATTATAGTCAGACGTTTTTCCTTGCAGCCTTGCTCCAAGGACACCAGCAGCAACAGGATCAACCACAGCCAATGAGGCCTTGTACCCATCATTAATGTCTGCCAGTGCAGCTTGATAAGCAGGCATAGACATATTAGTTTTGTCAGCCTCAATCGTTAAGGCCTGCATATCAGCAGTGGCAAGAGTTTCAATCTCAACCACAGCGATCCGGTTAGCGGCCTCGACAGCAGCTTTCTCAGCAATGCCTCTTGGGCCACCCTTTGCTTCTATAGCTTCAAGTGTTGGCAGAGCGCCCTCTTCGCGCACACGTTCCTGGCCACGCTCAACGGCCATCTCAGCAGATTTCTTGAATGCAAACTCAGACATCCGATCAAGTTGCTGAGAAAGGGTTTGGGCATATCTTGCTTGCTCCCGCGTGTCAGCGAAGTCAATATTACCTGGTTGACGGGTTTGAAGGCCCAATCGCTGATATCTTGGAAGTTGTGCCATATTCTAACCTAACTTATTATAGTTGACCGTACATTACAGCGGCCTCGCCAACGCCACCCATTGCAGCCACATCTGCGGTTTTCTGTGCCGTTGCCCCAGCCGATCTGTAAATACCACCTTGAGTATAGCCCTCGCTAAGAGCCATGGCCGCGTTATCAGCGGCAATATTAAACTCATCGATGCCTTCACCCATTGCAAACTGCTGAACGGTAACAGCCGACCCAGATGTAGGATCAACACCACCAGCACCAGCTCTTGCAACAATAGCGGCAAGTGTTTCATTCAATCTCTTCAATGCCTCTGATCCTTTTTGTTTATAGGCGATAGCTTCCGAGCGCCCCCTCAGCTCTGCCTGCGCTGCCTGTTGTTCGTAACTGGCTTGCTGTGCGCGACCAACATCACGCTGCGCGCTAGCTTGTGCGATCTTACTTCCGACTGATATTACCGGACCAATGACTGCCATTGCTTCCATGTCTTAACTCCCCACGCTCAATCGGTACTCAAGACCGAGAACAATCATTTCCAACGGAACGCTCTGGCTGATAGTGATCTGTCCCGTTCCACTAAAGCCAAGCAATCCGTGCATAGTTTTTATGCCCGTGAACGGCTCGACCGGTGAATCCAATACATCTTCGCCAAAGTTCCTAAACGAAACCTGTTTGCCGTTGATAGTCATATCCTTCGTGCTGTTGACGATAGCATCAACCTGGATAATCCGCTTCTTAAAGCCCTGTACTGATCCAGAAGAAAGTACCGGCTCCGCAGGCATTGTCCTGGCTGTGACCGTATAGTTCAGCCCGACCTGATAGCTAGACGTAGCTGGTGAGGCAAAGGTGATTGTATATGGGGAGGCCGGGACCACCTGTTCTGGCTCTAGGACGCCATCTCTTATGATCTTGACTGTCTCCCCCTGCAACTGGTCCATCGTCACTGAGGAGGCCGCTCCGCCGCTCTTAACGCTATCCAGCGTGAGATCCGGGTCAAACTTCTCCAGCATATAATTATCGGACCCATTTATCGTGCGCTTAACGATTACATAGACATCTGCAACCTCTACGCCGACAGCGATATACTCACCGTCCGTAACGAACCGGCTAGGTGCAATAACATTCTGACCAACCAGGATAGAGTAAACCGCCATAGATCCGTCAGTTCCGTTTACCACAAACAGACGATCAGACTCATCCGTAGACGCAGCCCTACGCGCAGCCATATCAACCGGATTCTTGAGCAAGTGAGAGCTTAGAGCTGATATATTGCGCACCTGGTAAGATGCAGTCGTATCGCCAAACTGGAACACGTTGATTGATTTACCCTGGCGTTGAATAAAAATTGACGCGCCATTCAGCTCTTCGATTGGAATACCAGCTTTTGATCCCAGGCGGGTCTGTGGCCGTACAAAGAATGTCGATGGAGTGATCGGCTCATTCGTTCCCTGCAAGATTACAAACTCACCGCCGGTCGTGAAGATCCGGAAGTCATTGCCAGAGAATAGATTAACGATTGTATTGAGCTGATTGGTATTAATCGTTGCCTCAACGCTCTCATCATCCAGGCCAGTACCAGCGGCGAAGTCAAAGTAGTTAATTACCCCAGAACCCCAGATTGTATTAGGGCGAGACTTAGAACCACCAAAGTACAACCGGCCCTCATGGAACGCAGCAGAGCGTGGCCATCCACGGGTATTAGACCAAACATCTTCATACCCATGTTCACTTTCCCAAAATCCAGCAGTGACCTCATCGGTATCAAAGAATGCAACTTCAGTTACCGCTTTCATTTCAGTTGGAGAAACATACTCGACATATCGAGCGCGGCCGAATGTGCTTGTGACTTGGGCGTATTCGCCAACGGCAGCAGGCGCAAATGCCTCTACCTTGTAACCCGTAGTATTGTCGGGCGCAGTATCCCACGCTGGATATACAGCAAGAACTTTTGTTGACGCAGTATAATCCTCAACGTGCCGCGTCTGACCCGATCCAGTGCCGGAAGTTAATGTTATGAACATACCGTTTGGCTGATCGTCAGTCGTATAGCTTGACGCAGACTTTAGCGTAATGGTAGCCGCTCCACCGCCTTGCGCCGTTCCAGTATCGGTTGTTACGCTAGATGCGGTAATAGTGATGTTTCCACTAGATGCACTTGGCGTAATCGAATAGTCAGGCATATGTGTATCGAAGGCATATGCGTACTGAGGCAAGTTAGTGATTGGCAAGTTTTCTAGCGTCCAGCTCGTATCACTGTTGCGCACCAGGCGTTTAGTTTGCAGATCCTCATGGCAGAGAATAAGAGTATCAACCGCTTGCGTATAGTTGATCTCATCCAGCATTGCTGTGGTTATGTCTGTTGCCGTAATGTAATCGTTACCGGAGCCATTGATGTTGGTCTGTAAGACACCAGCCTTGAACACATAGATCCGCTGAGTTACGAACACCAAGAGGTAGCTATCATCCACGCTAAACTCAAACGGGATTACCTTAAAGTCAGTAAAGCTTGAGCCAAAGTCATAGACAAACTTCATGCCATCACGGCGTTTAAAACCACCCTGGGGCTGGATAATGACATTAGTGGCTTCCTCAAGAGCATTGCGATATTGCTCCAGATCGGTGCGAGCGCGAATAAGAGGATCAAGCTCGCCAACCGAGAAGTTCGTTTGGAACTGCATAATCCGCATATCAGTATCTCACATCAATAAGAGAGTAATCCTCAATGATCTGTGGCGGCTTGCCACGACTATCTATGTTCATAGCCTCGCGCATCAGCCCACCACGGTTTGATTCACCAGGAGACCCGTATGCCAAGGCCCTGAAATAATCTGACTTGCTGATCTGATCTGTAATTGTAAACGCTAACTCAGCAGCGAGAGATGTACGGAGAAGTCGCACGAAGTAATTAGGCATCTTGCTCTCATCAATCGTACCTTGGTAGTCGATGAAAACCTTCTCGAAATTTGTGTAGAGCTGATCGCCGTAAACTTCCCATCCATACCGGACAGGGTTCTCGCCAATGCCTGCGCTAGTGAATAAGGCCAGAACGCCGGAGAGCATATCCCCTGGCATTTGGTAAGCATACTTCCACTCGTCAATGGGGGCAGTAGAGAGGCGGTTCAGTTGCACCTTCTTAACGCTCCAGCTCCATTGATAGTTTGATAGCAAAGAATCTCTGAGGTCTGGATATAGTCGATCACAAGCCTGAGCCGAGTCAGATCCCTCTGTGAACGAAGATATCGGAGAAGCGCCCAGCAATATTAGTGCATCAGAGCAGATAGAAAGGGAGGTATCACCAGCAGCCATAATCGTTCTCCGTAAGGGTGGAGGGAGCCAGCCGGAACCAGCTCCCCCTTCTTTTAGATTACAGCCGTTGTGATAACGCCTGATGTGTTGGTAGCTACGAGCGTTTGACCGCCATCGCTTCCGTATGTGTAAATCCAATCACCAGTAGTGATAAGAGCTTCAACTGTGTTGAAGTAACCGGAGCCTGCAATAGCCGCCTTGTTGTCTGAAGCAGACTTGTAGCTATAGATTGCAGGAGCATTGCCGCTTTTAGAAGCGCCAACGGTTGCCCAATTTGCTGTTGCGAATGCCATGTCTTATTCTCCTTATTCAGTGCAAGAAATTTTGACAATGCCTTCGCCGTCAATTGAGACGGAACCAGCAGAGAACATGGAGCTAACCAAGAACGATGTCTTTTCTGGGACATAGTTGACTTCGGTTTTCTGAGCCATCGACTCAGCATAGCCCATGGAATCCTTGTGCCAGGCAAAGCAAGTACGAGTGGACGGCTTGGGAATGCCACCCTCATCGCGGTCGCCCATTGTCAAGATGTTGAAGCCCATGAATGTGTTGATC